ACTAACATATGGGGAAAACCCGGTAGGCGGTCCTGATGCATCTACGAGATTAGCCTATATGCACCCAGAGAAAAGAAGAATGGAGCTATATAGAATTCAGCAGAATCTAGATAATGGGCAAACTATTCCTCAAGCAGATAAAGATCTGTTAAACGCACACTGGAGAAAAACTAATCCTAACGATATTGATCCTAGACAAGGAGGCACTCCAATGACTGACGATCCTGAGGCTTTAGCTAGATTATGGCCAGAAAGAATCTCCGGTATAAATCCAGGAATTACAAAGCCAGTAGAAACTACTATAGTTCCAGCAAAACCTATAGATATAGATACACCTGAGGCAGATATTATTAAAGGAAAACTAATTGGAGGGGTTACTAATGAACAATTATTAAAGGCTTTAGACTCTAAAAAAGAAGGGGCAAAAGATTCCGCTTCTATAGAAGCATTACAGGCGCAGTTAAAAGTAGACGATGATGGTAAATGGGGCCCAGTCACTGAAGCAGCTTTCAATAAAGCACGAAGAGGTATTTATCTACAGACCGCTGAAGGACAGGAAGAGGACCGTAAGATTAGAAGAATTCAAAGACGTTTAGGAGTAAAAGTAGATGGGATCTGGGGACCTAATACTGATAGAGAATTTAAAAAACTTAGAGGTTTACAGTCCGATCTTGGAGTAAAGGATGATGGAGTCTGGGGACCTATTACAGACAAGGCATCGAGGGAACGTAGTATTAAAACTCTAAAAGAGATTAGAGAAGTGGCCCAAGGAGGACACGCTAAAAATAATAAAGTAGAACTACAGAAAAAAATTACCCCTAATGCTATGTCTAATAGAGAGGCGCGTAAATATGGCAGAAAAATGAAAAAAACTGCAAGAAAAGCAAAGAGAGAAACTAAAAAAGAAGCTCGTAAGGAACGTAGAAACCCACAAAATGTGGACGCGTTAAGAAGAGGAGGATTATTCTACAATACTGTAGAAAAATAGGGCTACATCAATAGTAGTAAATAAGTAAATATGAAAAATATTAATTATGTTAATAGAAGATTGGAGACCAAGATTATACTGTAAAGGCCTTGAGTGTCAGAACCTTACTCCAAACGAGAAGGTACTATTCATTGAAGAAGGGCACAAATATTATCACGCAGATGATATTGTTGATGGTAAATTGAAACCTTTCGAGGATTCAAAATACATGTTCAGATCTCCTACAGGAATTATCGGAGATATGCATGAGCATTTCGATATAATCCCTCAAGCAAAAAAATACGTTAAGAAACATAAACTACCAATCACCTGGGAACAGCTCATATATTCATGGGAATTCTTAGGTGATTTTGCTTCTGATCAAGGTACTACTCTACATGGGTACGGAGAAGCCCTATTTAATAAATGGCCGATGCCTACACCGGACTTACCTAAACAACCTTATGTGCATAAGATATATAAGGAACTATCTACTCAATACAAATTAGCAAAGACAGAGTTATTAGTATACTCTACAAAGTTAAGGATAGCCGGACAGGTTGATCTACTTATGAAGAGCATGGATGGCTCAGAATATTATATACTAGACTGGAAGTTTCTAAATAAACCTATAGAAAAGAAAAGCTTTTTTAATTGGGGAACTAGGAAGTTTAAGATGATGTACGGACCGTTTAATAAACTTATGGACTGTAATTTCTATCATTATAGTGTACAAATGGAAATATATAGGTACCTTATGGGTCCCGCAGGTAAAAAAGTAAAGGGTAAAACGTTACTGGTAGTGACTCCTGATGGGTATAAACTTGTGCAGGGCCACCCAATGAAGATATGGGTATCTGAGGACGGTATATTGCATGCACGATACAGACACTACAAAAATAAATTATATGATAGCTCTAAAGATATAGACTATCTAGAAAACGGATATAAAATAATATAATATGGAATCAAGAACTTTAAGACCTAGAGGAGAAAAAGTATTCTTTGCCTCAGGCGACTTAGTAGAAATTAAACATGACGTGCCTAATAAGCCTGAGATGTTAGTTCAATCAGTAGATAAAGCTACAATGAAATTAAAGAGATATGCACCAGAAACGGGCCAAGACTCTACAACAATTGAAAAAGATAAAGGGACACTTTTGGGGGTTACTTGTATTTGGTTTACTACAAATGGAGAACTACAAAAACATAGATTTAACACAAAAGATCTACAAAAAGTAAAAAGAGATGATTAAATTTACTATATCCGGAGGCAAGCTCGTACTTGATCCTAATATAGTTCTTTTTGACGAGCTTCACGAACTGTACAAAGTAACGGACGGCCAGAAATGGCTGCAGGTAATATATTATTTTCATTCCTCGGATAGTGATAACCCTTTCAGGGATCTTGACCCATTCGTATTAGAGGAGAATGTTATGATGGTAGTATTTAAAAAGCCCTCTTTTAAGGCCATGAAAATGACTAAGAAATTAGAGAACCAGTTTAAGGCTGCAGAGAAGTTATTTCTAAAGTATACTAGCACACCTGAGAAGAGATTACTTAAGTCTATCGATAAGAAACTTGATGAGATCACTAAGATGTTAGACGACAATATACCTATCATTGAGGAATCTGTTACCAGTAATGGTGAGACGAAGTTCAATACAAACCTTACTATTATGCTTAATGCATTCGCTAAGATTGAAACTATTATGAAAAGTAAAACAATTCTTTCAAATGCTGTTATGAAGTCAGAAGGAGTAGGACGTACCCGTGGTGGAGGTACTACAAGTTTCAGAGAAAGAGGACTAGAGGGTTAAAATATGAGAATCAGCGCTAAAACAAAATATGATAGATATAGTGAAGTCAGGCTTCCGTTTCTAAGTAAAGTCGATGACACAGTAATGAATGGTCATTGGGATGTAACCGAAACTTGTGAATTTCTTGGAGGTGTAAGAACAGGGCAAGAGGAGGTAAGGCTTAAGGATTATTTGGTATATAGGCCTTTACCTAAAGCTATTACAGCTTTGAGAGATAAACCGGATGTTCATCCTCAGAGCTATGATATGCAATTATACTATAGGAAGATTGATAAGGTTATGCGGGAAGGAATCTACATAGGTTCTGAATACTATAATCCTATGTTTTGTTTTTGGCATATCATGTTTATATTCGAAATTCCGATGTATGATAAGAATAATAATCCTATTGAGGGGTCAGAGATCGGAAGACCTTTATACTCTACGATAGATAGATATATTTTTGACTTACTTTGGAAAGGATTTAAGTCAAGGAAGTATGGAGCTATTATGGGTGGAAGGGGTATTGGTAAATCCTTTATTACTGATGCTGTAGTTGCTTGGTACTATATGATATTTGATAAGCAAGAGATTATTGTCTCAGCAACTTCTGATCCTATTGTGGAAGAGGCTTGGGATAAAGTAGTAGATACGATTAAACTTATAGAAGAGGAATACCCTGGATACAGACAGAAACAAATGACTCAGTCTACTAAGAAGATTGTAGCCGGTGAAGAATATTACGATAATAACAATGATAAAAAAATTAGAGGCTCTGAGAATGAAATCAGAAGAATTACATATGCAGATAATCCTAACGTAACAAGGGGTCGTCGTCCTCACTTTCAACATATAGAAGAATTCGCATCATTTCCATCTCATCCATCTAAAGGATCATTAAAGAACTGTTTAGGACAATCAAAGGGTTCTTGGAAGATAATGGGTTCCATCAAGAAAGCCTTCGTAATGATGACCGGTACTGGTGGATCTGTGAATAATAAGGATGCCGAAGATGTATTCACAAATCCAGATGGTTTTAATATATTAAAGGTAACAGAATGGACAGAAAACCCTAAAGGAACTGGTATTTTTATACCTGCCTTTCTTAAGTATGGAGGTACTTGGGAGGGCACAGGAGTGCCTAATATTGAACTGGCGATGAGACAAATCGTAGACTCAAGAAAGGCCTTAGAAAATGATCCTGTGGCATTTACCCAAGAACTCCAGGAATTTCCAATTACTCTTGATGAGGTATTTACCATTACTGGAACAAATATTTTTAATCAAGATAAAATATCTGAGCAGCTTACTAAATTAAAAGTAGCTACTAAAAAACCATGGTTATCCGGACAATTAAATTATATCTTAGATAAGGAAGGTAATGTAACAGGTGTAGAATTTGTAGAAAAAGTTGGAGGCAAGATTATTATAATAGAGAAGCCTGATCGAGAAAGTGATGGCCAGATAATGAATAATCTCTATGTAGGTGGAGTTGATAGTATTGATCAAGGTAAAAAAGATTCCTTAGTAGATGGGTCTAAATTAGCTGTAGCTATAAAGAAAAGAATATCTAATTCATTATTTAGTAGAACAAGTCAGCTATATGTAGCTTTTTATAACGAGAGATCGGATGATGTTCGTTGGGATTACGAGAATGTTCTTAAATTATCTATGTACTACAATGCTAAACTAAATATTGAGTACACTAAGATAAATGTGATTTCCTTTTTTAGGGAGAAAAAACAATTATGGAGAATATTAAAAAGGCCTTCAATTGCCATAGGTTCTAATGTTAGCGGAGCAAAAGCAAGTACTCTTATAGGTACTCCTGCAACTACTGCAGTAATTGATCACCAAGATCAAAAATTTGCCGACTATATTGATGATTATTACTACCAAATTATGTATATTCCCGTGCTGGAACAGAGTAGGGATTATTCAAGAGAAAATAGAACTAAGTTTGATTTCGTGGTAGCCTGTGGATTAGCCGAATTAGCGGACGAAGATTTTTTAGGTAGGCCTGCATCCACAACAGGTACAGCTTCAAGTGAATTAACAATGGTGGGGATGTATAGGGATGCCAGGGGTATAAAGCGTTGGGGAATTATTCCTATTAAAGATGATAGAGAGATAAAGTCTATTGCAGAAGAAGAGGCAGAAGAAAATACAGGATCAAATCCTTATAAGTGGATAGATCCTCGTCTATAGAAGAATAGTATCAAAATTAATTAGTATTATATAAACAAGATTAATAATTTAATAAGAAAAAATATGATTAGTGAAAATAATAGTATGGATTTAGAGCAGGTTAAAGCTGCTATTAAGTATAAGCATGAAGGAACAGAGCAAATGAAGAGTATGGCTAATGCCAAGAATTTGACTGCAAATAATGATTTAAATGAAGTTGTCCCAGTAGGTGATAGGATTGTAGTATCCTTGAAGGCCTGGCCAGCACAGAGTGTTAACGGTTTATTTATGCCGGAGAGCTACACTGTTATTAGAGGTGAAATGTATACGACTGAGGTCAAAGCAGTAGGATCCGATGTAACAATAGTTAAAAAAGGAGATATTATTATAGTATCCATGTATTCAGGATATCATATAACAACAAAAACCGGGCACGCAAAAATCATTTCACAAGCAGACATATTAATTCATAAGACAAAAGAACAAATGGAAAAAGATCAATCCTTCGACCCTAAAACATTTAAACCAGGGATCAATTTTATTTTGGTTGAGATGATAGAAAAGAAACAAGTAAAAACTAAGTCAGGTATTATCACAGAAATGGGAGAAGACGACGCACTTAATAAAAATGATGTAGCTACTAAAACAGCTATAGTATTAGCTAAAGGGCCGATTGATAAGTTTGGAAAAAAATATAAAGAAGTAAATGTCGGAAGTACTATTATTATGGATGCCTATGTAGGTATAGTATTAAATACATCAGATGTTTCAGACGAAGCTAAGTATAGAATTATGTTAAGTAATGATATTCTTGGTTATATTGAAAAGAAATAATATAACAATTTATGTACATCAATAGCTATACAACTATAAAGAAGGAAGTATTCTTAACAGAAAAAGAAAAACTTAACCCTCAATACTTCAAGGACCAAGCTGATTTTTATATAGAAAGTCTAGCTACCGCGAAGATAGGAGTCGAAACATCTCGTAATTACTATTCTAGTATGAGAGATCAACTAGACTTTGAATATTTAGAAGATATCTATGGTATGCAGAATCCTATTGATTTAGGGTTTACAAATATTATAAAACCACGTGTTGATGCTTTGGTTGGGCTTAGTTTATTATCTGAGCCCAATTTTAGTGTTGCATATACTGATAGTGATACCGTTAAGGCTGTAGAACAAGAAAAGCTTGATAAAGTATTAGGCGAAGTTGAGACAGAACTAGGTAGAAAACTAGAAAGTAACAGGAGAACAGCTGCGAAGAATCCTCAGCAAGCTCCTGCAGCCAGTGAAACCCCTTCTGAAGGAGTTAAAGATTGGCTAGGAAACTTAACTAAAAAATACGGTAATTCATATAGATCCTCATTTGAGATAGCGGCACAAAATATTATTCGTCATATAGAAACTGATTCTGAGATTGATATGGCCAATGTTAAGAAGGAAGTTTCTAAAGATTATTTTACAACTGGGGAAGGATATACTCGTTCTATATACGCAGGAGATGGTAAAGACCCTAAAATTGAATGTGTAAAACCGGAGGATATTTATACTAATAGACCTCGATCAGATAGAGATCTTAAGAATACTGATGTAGTGGTTCAAAGAAAAAGAGTTACTGTCCATAATATTTTAAAAGAATTAGGTGATCAAATTACAAAAGCAGACGCAGAGAAATTATTTACAGCTTATAGTACTTTAGGATCTGATCTTGACCTTCGTTTAGGAGCTCCTGATGTAATGATTAAAACTGCTACCGGCCATGAAATGGATCGAATAGGTTTAAAGACTGGCTTTACAGACTCGCCTCTTTCCGGACTTATAGATGATCTAGTTGATTTTTATCATGTTGAATGGTTAGCCTCAACTAAAATTTCTGACGGTAAGGGCGGACATGTATATAGAGAGGATAGATATGAGTGCTATAGAGTTGGTAATGAGATACATATAGGAGGAAGACGATGTGAAGAAGCTCCTAGAAGAAAGGACTCATTATGGAGAACTACATTATCTTATAAAGGATTAATAAATGTTTCTCCTAAAGGTATTGTAGAGTCTATGGTAAATAGTATGAGAGAACTTCAGGATCTATATGATATAATGATGTTCTTCAGAAATAATACTGTAGCCAATTCAGGAGTATCTGGTTCTCGTGTAAATATAGCTGCAATACCTAAAGTATTAGGTAAAAAGTTTATGGAGAGATTAACTAAATGGATTACTTTCCGTAAACAGGGACTAGAACTTGTAGATCCTACAGAAGAAGGGGCACAGCTATTTCAACATTATGGTGACTTTGATTCAGGTATAAAAGAAGGGTCTATTAATGCTGTGAATGCAATATTAGAATCCCTAACAGTACAGGCAGATATAGTTTCCGGGGTACCTCGACAAATGCTAGGTGTTATAGAGCAAAGAGATGCTGTAGAGAATGTAAAAGTAGGTATCAACCAAGTATCGGTACTTTCTTTAGAATTATTTAGAGATATCGATAGATGCTTAAATAGAACTGTCCAAGAAACTCTTGACGGTTTTAAATTTGCATATAAAGATCAACCTAAAAAAGGTATCCATAAACATGGTTCAATGTTAATACCTTTTATTGTTCACCCTAGCAAGTTTGCAATGACTGACTATAAAGTATCTGTAATTTCTTCAGGGATAGAAAATCCTAAGTTACTTAAGATCATAGGGCTAGCTAAAGAGTTTGTAGCTGCAGGAGCGTTACCTCCTGAAGTAATGGTTAAAATTCTTAATAAAAGATCTGTGAGTGAAGTGGAGAATCTGTTGGATGAGGCTATTGCAAAACAAAAAGAAGAGCAAATAAACATCCAGAAGATGCAACAAGCTTTAGATGAGTCAGAAAAAACAATACAACAATTAGAGGCTGAAATAGCTCGACTTGAGAATAATGCTCAGGCTGCAAATAAAGAAAGACTAGAACTTGATAAAAAGATTGCAACATATCAAAACGATCAAAAAACTAGAGAGCTTGATATTGTAGAAAATAAAAATAAAAAGGACGGAGAAATAAAAGATAAAGAAGTAACTCTTAAAACGCAAACAGTCGAGCTTGAGAAGGAACAGCTTTTATTCTCTTCCGGGAATGCAAAAGAAGTAAATAATTTTAATTAAAATATAATGGACGATATTAAAAGCGTATTAGTAGCCGATACAAACGGAGGCTTGTCTGAAGAAATTATCAAAATACATATAGATAATCCAGCGCTTACTGCATGGTTAACTAGTGGAGAAGATGTAGATAAGAAACGTATTCTTAAATTATCTCCAGCAAATGTTAGATTTGATTCTATCCCTAATATTAATGGCTCTACATATAAGACATTTTTAGCCTATAATGGAACATTAGGATACTCTAATAAAGTATTTTCTACTGTTGTTTCTGAGAACTCTGGAGTATTTAACCCTAGCGCACCTCCAGTACTTGAGTATAACCCTAATACAGTGGTTATGCCGGATATAGAAGAGTTAGAGGATGTTGTTCTAGATATAAAAATGTATGATGGAACTATTGATGTGCTTGAATACTCAGAAGGAATTTTGTCTCAGGGTGAAAAGTCTTACTTTGTGAAAGCTAGGAGATCTTACCCTACACAGGTTACTAGCCTACCAAATACAAGTGGTAAGAAAGTTCATATGGATGGATGGTATTCTTATACAACTATAGTATTTAGAAATATTACCATGGGAGAAGCGGTAGTAGAAGGAACTTTTTATGGTTTCGAAGGCTTTATATTCAAAGCGTCTGATAGTGGTCATATATTTCAAGATGGGGAAACAGGGAACTTACTTATTTTAAAGGAGGGAGATACCATTTTAACTAATGGTATATTACAAGTAGCTAATTCGGATTATGAAGAACTTTTATTTAGTTTAAATGAAACGGCCGGACTGAGTGCACAGGGTAATAGTGTATATCTACACTCACAAGTACTTGTTATGGACGAGATTAGAGATGCTATAACATCAGAGGCAGTGAATGCAGCTTTCGAAGATTCCACAGATTATGTAGACTTTCAGAACTGGCAGAAACTTACTTTAAAAAGAGTAGCGGCATCTGTTATGTTTGAGAATGAATTATTTGAAAATGCTCAAATCTTACTAGAATCTGCAAGAACTTTTTGTACTCGAGGTAAATATAAATTTAATTGCCAATAATCATGATTGTACTAAACGACATTTGGACAGCGGTTAATAGGGCCTACGAAGAAATAGCGATGCTTCAGTTAGAGATAGCTAAACGATCTCGTGTTTCAGGGGATGTCACTATCTTTAATAAAAAGCAGATGGTGGCCACAGAATTATATGCCTATATAACAGCTGTGAATGATGTGCCTTTTAATCATACTGTAGAAAACAATAAAGCCGTAGAAAAAATATACACTAAAATAAAATTAATTACTAAAGATCTAAGACAATGGGACTAAATAAATATCGTTCATATAAAGATAGACTAATCGATGATGGAGAAGACATTATGGTTATAGTGGAGAAAGACTTCAAGCCCGACTTTAAAAATAGGCATACAATTCAACTTTGGGATATCACCTCTGTGGAGGATCCTACAGTTAGTAAATGGATAGGCTCTACATTAACAGATAGAACTCTTCATGAAATTACTATAGTAAATAATAGTAATACTGAAAAAATCCTTACTTTTTCAACCAATTACGTGTTAGCTGATGAGGAATTTGTAAATGGTTTAGATTTAAAAATAGGACCTCAAGGAACGGCTTATTTTTATTGCACAGCTACGATGAATAGAAATAATCTAGTATTTAATATGCGTACTGGATCTCAAGACGACAGAAAATTATAATAAATATCATCCTTCAGGTAGATGTTTATAAATTAATAGTGTATTATAACAATATGTAAATAACAAATAAGAATAATAAGATGACAAAAATTAAACAATTTCAACAAGGAGCAATCATCGACGAAGATGAATTGTTCAACGATGGTGACGGCGAAGCGGGAGAGGGAGCCTCAGGAGCATTAGCAGGAGAATTAGCAAGCGGAGCATCGGCAGCAGGGGATGAAGATGACCCGGACGAGGCAGCTAGGCTAGCAGAAGTGGAAGCAGCAAGATTAGCGGCAGCAGGTGATGGTGATGGAGATGGTGATGGAGATGGAGATGGTGAGCCACCAAATCTAGCGGAACTAACAGGAGTAGAGCAATTCTTGACAAATTATGGAGTACAAGGAGGTATTATCTCATATGAAGACGGTACCACAGCCAGATTTTCTGAGTTAGAACAAGAAGAGCAAGGCAATATTTTAAGTTCATTGGTAAAAGAAAGTGTACCTAGCATTGAAGAAAAATTCAATTTAGATGAGGACGAAATCAACCTTTTGAATGCGGTTAGAGGAAGTGACCTAGGTTCAGAAGAGTTTATTAATAGTATAGTTGATCATAGGTTACAGACAGTTCTAGCTAATAGAGATGCAGATAACACTGATTACGAGTATCTTTCGGCAGATGCAATTTTTGTAAAGGGCCTTAAAGATAATGACAAAGAGATCACAGAAGAAGCTATAGCAGAGGAATTAGTAAAAGCAAAAGAGCTTTCTAGTTACAGTACTACAGTAGAGGCTATGAGAAAGCTGTACATTACTGAGCAGACAACTGATTTTAATATAGCTAAGGCAGAGAAAGACGAACTATTTAATACTGAAATAGAAGCTCAACGACACGATATAGTACAGTCAGTAGAGGCTATTGATGACATCGCAGGTGCTGCAGTTTCTCCAGAAATGAAGGAGTTTCTATTACATGACATGATGGAATTAAATGAGGATAAGGATCCACTATTAATGGAGAAGATTTTTTCTGATCCTAAGACTATGTTCGAAGCGAACTGGTTTGTAAATTATGGTAAGGATTATATATCTCAATTAAATAACTATTGGAAGAAGGAAGTTTCGAAAGCCCATAAAACAGGGTATGAACAAGCTACCGGAAGAATGCCAGGAAACCCTACGATTGTGGGAGAAAATGGTAAGCCAGTAAAAGTGACAGGGAAACCTGCAGAAGAAGGACAACAAGGAACGTTTGGTAAAATAGTATCTGAAGAGGAGTTGTTTGAATAAACTAAAAAGAATAATAACTAAAACAATAATAATAATTAATATTAATTTCTAGAAAATGAGAATAGTAGATCGTAAATTTATCGACAAAAACATTCATACGACTAGAACTCGCCAACATTTTGGTACTCTTTTAGGAGAGAAACCACATATAATGGGGCAAGTGGTGCGTATGTATCCGCGTTTAACTATCAGTAATCTTACTGAAGGGTTAAGAAACGTGTACACAAATAAGAAGGCTCAGGGTGGTTTCACTCCGATTAATTCTTATGCAATCGAATGGAGAATCGATGTTAACTTCATCAAAAAAGTTAAAATCGCAGCTGATGCAACACCTACATCAGGTGTATTCACAGTGGCTCTTGAAGAAAAGTATTACAACAAAAATGAGACTTTTGCATTAGACAATGGTACTCAATTGTTTGTAGTAGCGCCCCCAACTTATAAAGGAGCAAAACGCTTTGATTATAAGGTAAAAATGGTTTCCAACAATGGAGGAACACCTGATGTAGCGATGTTAAAGAAAGGAAAAACAACACGTTTCCGTTCAAATTATCATCCAGAATTATCTGTGAGAGGTTACGTTAAGTACCAATTCAACACAGAAAAGCACCGTAACTACTTATCTAAGCATAGATCAAGTGATGTTCAGTCAGCTGAATATTCTGCTTCTCAAGACTTTTTAGTTGAAAGAGGAAAGAAAAATGCGAAGAATGGTAAGTTAGAGTATGAGTACTTTAGACTACAAAAGCTTGAGAAAGACGTTTTAGAGTCTTACTTATGGGCTAGAGAAAACCATTTACTTTTCGGAGAAACTAACTTCGATGCTAACGGTAAATGTACTATGCAAGATGAAAAAGGTCAGGACATTCCAATTGGTGACGGTGTGATAAAGCAAATCGAAAGATATTGTGAGAAATTTGCATATTCTGTACTAACTACTCGTTGGTTAGAAGACATTATGGCTTCAATGAGAGAGAAGTCTGCTAACTCTATCGGAAATACATACGCGTTTGTAGTGAACGAGAGATTGTATGACCAATTAGGTAGATTATTGAAAGATGATTTACGTTTCCAGGGGAACTCTAATGGGTCTCATTACTGGACTAATAACGGCGGTAAGAAAATTCAAGTTGGTGCACATTATGATAGCTACACTTTCCAAGGAAATACTGTAGTATTCATGGTGGACAAAATCTTATCTGATGAGTACCCTTACTCAGGATATGGATTCTGTATCAATGTAGGAATTGATCAAACTAACTCTAACTCTGGTATCTCAATGTTTACATTGGAAGGACGTGAAATGCTTTCTGGTAAATTGAAAGGTATGGGCGGATTTAGTGGAAAAGATAATAACATGGACCTTGCAACATCTGTTGATGGTAGTGAGTACCACTTATTAGGATATTCTGCTGCAGTTGTATTTAATCCTTACAACGCTGCAATCGTGAAAGAATCTTTCTCTCCGGCGATGCCAGCTTAATAAAATAGATTACCTTAGGGGAGAGGTTTAAATCTCTCCCCTTTTTTTAAATAAATGTTAATAAGAAAAATAGTATAAGATGATTACAAATAAAAACACAGTTGGGATCTCAGGAAAACAACTAGCAAACGGAACACCTAGTGATAAAGTATTAAAATTATTCTCTTTTTATAAAGATGATAAGTGTACAATTTCTCCAGCAAAGGATATTAATCAGAGATATTTAGGTATCAATGAGAATATTCCGGAAATTAAGAAATTAGAAATGGGCTATGTTCCTACAATTGAAAGTCGCATTAAGTTGTATGACGGGATTGAAATAGATCTTAACAACAAGACATGGGCTGCGGATTGGGAGTGGATGCAACATTGTGTAGAAATCGCAGAAGATTTCGAAACAGGGCAAGGATCTCCAGGAGCGTATTTTTATATTCATAGAGCAGGATTTGAGTCTGCTAAGAATGTATCCGATACGGAAAAAAGAGTTAAGTTGATGAATTATATTTTAAATGATTCAGCTGAAAATTTATATAATAGAACAAGTATTTTAGGCGTTGATATGTCTGACTCAGTAATTTCTGATGTAAAAGAATACTTATTAGGTATGGTAAACACTGAACCAGCTAAAATAGAGGCTGTATACGAAAGTAAAACATTCTCTTTAGAATTATTATTCTTACACGCTGTTAAAAAGAATGTTATCCAGAAGAGAAACGGGGTTTATACGTTTGGAGAAATTCTATTGGGATTAGAAGATAGAGCCGTAGTAGCTTATTTTGCAAACCCTAAAAACCATATTACAACTAGAGCAATCGA